AGGCCGAGGTAGCGCATCTCAGCGGTGCGCTCCAGAGCCATCTTCGAGTCGTGCTTGGTGAAGATTTTGTCGTACTGAGACGGGATCATCTCGTACTTACCTTCGACACCGCGCAGGCCCGGAAGGAGCAGGTCCTTAATCTGCGAAAGATTAACAGCCATTGGTCATCACTCCTTAGCTGATGCCCGTGGGACCAGCGCCGTTGGCGCGCAGCCACTCGTTGTTGAAGCCAACGACCACATTGTAGTACTGCGTCGTCGGGTCGGTGCCATTCGTTCCCGGCGGGAACGTCTGGAGATCAACCACAATGAACGGGTAGGTGATCGTGGTGCCGAGGGTCGAGACGTAAGCGCCCGACTGACCCGTGTTGGTGTTGCCCGTGCCAATGTTGAACTGGCAGTACTGGCCGACCGGCGTGGTGCCGTAGGTGGTCAGGCTGGTAGCCAGCGGCGACGACCAAGACGACTGCACAAGGAAGCGAGCGTTCGGGTCATCGACCACATACGCCTCGACATCGCCCGTGGCATCGCTTCCCGGCCAGTAGTTGCTCCAGACCGTCCGCTTCTGCGAGGTCGAGAGATACTTGCAACCGACGAAGATGCCCGCGAGGGTCGTCGTACCAGCGGCGGCCTGCGTGATGTAGCCGTTCGCCGTCGTGACCACCGGCATCACCGGATCGCCAGAGAAGATTTTGGTCGTGTTGCTCGACGCAATGCGGCGAGCCGTCTGACTAAAGGTCGGCGCGCCACCGGCACCGCCATAGTACTGCGTAAAACCGAAGGGGCTGTTCGTATTAGCCACAGCCATACCTCCTTGTTACAGGAAGCGCCGTAGCCACACACCGGGGCAACTAGGGTCGCGGAAACGTGTTGAACCTCCACGCCGGGGGAGGACACGCAATTATTGAGGCATGGCGGCACAAAAGTAAAGAGCCACCCGAAGGTGGCTCTTGGCATTATGTCACTTGTCAGCCGGGACCGGCATGGCCTCGTAAGACTTGCGGATGTTTGGCTTGGTGCGCGGATCGGAGAACTCGGTTTCCATCGTGCCGGGAGGAGCCGCAGATAGCTGCTGTTCCTTGGCCCTCACCTGATCACGCGCGGCGCGGCGATCCTTCTGGCGAACCAGATCACTGATCGCCATAGGCCGTTCCATCAGGATCATGCCATCCCGCTCGATGGTCTGGCCCTTCCAGCCGCTGGGCATCATGCCGGGGTGCCGGTTAGACGGAACAGCCGTCCAGCCGCCGCGCGCCAGCGTCACCTGATACGCAGGGTCTTCCTGATTGTAGATGGTCTTGCGCTTCCAGTTGTAATCCCAGCCATCCGGCACTTCGCCGGTCGGGATGTAGAACTTGTCAACGCCCGACTCAATCTCGCCCAGATGCCCCATGATTTCGGCGGCACGGCGATCAGCCATCGCACGGGGGTCTTCATCCCGCATCTCAGGCCGCATGGCAGGGCGCAGGCTCTCCTTCACAACCTGTTCCATTGCCTGCGGCTGCGGCTGCGGCTGCTGCATGTCCTCAACGGGAATGCGGCGGGGGCGTCCGCGCCGAGGCGGACGATTGGTGGTGGCGTCCATTAGTGGAGTTTCCCTTCCTTCTGAAGAGCCAGCTTGTGCTTGGCGTATTCCTGATCGGTCATCTTCATCATTGAAGCCATCTCGCGTTCCTGTTCGCTGAGACGAACCACATTGGAGCGCGAGGTGCTTTCACGCGATACCGGCGCAGCGGCAGGAGCCACGGCGCGGCGCTGCTTGGGAGCCGCAGCAGCGGAAAGCGCGCTTTCCGTTTGCTCCGGCTCATCCTGCTGGGTTGCCCTGCCACGGTTCAGCTTCAGCGTGCTTTCAACGAACGAGAAATAATCGTCCGTGTCCGCCGTATATCCGTCAGCAATTGCCAGATTGTGCGCCGCAACCATCTTTTGGTGCAGGCGCGGATCAGTGACGCACTGCGGATTGCGACGAACCCATTCGGCAGAACGCGGAGACAACTGCGCCGCAAACGCCTCAACAGGGTCTGCGTGGCGCGGAGCCACTTTCTGCTTTGCTTCCAGTTCCTGCTTGCCATTCTCAAGCTGAAACAGCTTGTTGGCGTTTACCGACATCGCTTCTTGGAAGTCAGCGGCTCTTTCAAAGTCGCTGGCAGCCATTGCGGCGCGGTAATTGGCCTTCAAGATGTCGCCTTCACGCCTCAGATTGTCGAGAACGCTGTTCACAACGTGAAGGTTGGCCTCGTCAACCGAGTAGGACGCATTGCGGGCTACGGTTTCGGCCTGATGCGCCCGCGTTTCGGCTTCACGCGCACGCACTTCGGCCTCTTCCAGCCTGCGCCGAAGCTGTTCGATACCGTCTTCAACGGTTACTTCGCTGGTTTTTGAGTTATCCGCCGCCTCTACCGTGATTTCTTCGGCGGCAGGAACATTCTCAGTGTCGATCTCGGTGATTTTCTCTTCTTCAGCCATGTTAATCCTCACCAAATGCGGTCAGGGGCGTCGATCTTGCCCCGGATAGCCGTGTCATCAATGAGACGGCACGAAACGCCATTGACGCTGACCGGCCAACCGTCGCTGGGGCGGAAGATCACCCAATCGTGCAGGCCAATTTTGGCGTCCTTGAACCAGTTGCCGCCGTCATCCACGAACGCGGCGTTGCCCATCTTGATGATGAGACCAGCCTTGCCCTGAATGCGGTCCTCGTCGGTGTACTTGTCGGTCAGGATGATGCCCGACTTCGTCTTCTGGGGCCTGACGTACAAGGCAACCAGAACGGCATTGTTGAAGATATCGACGCCTGACAGGTTCCCGACCTGCTTCAACAGGTCATCCTTGGGATCGACATCATGCTGCATCAACATTGGTGGCATAGTTAGCTCCTCTCCTTGCCATCGATAGTCGCGATTGCCTCGTCTATGAGGTCAATCGCATCACGAAGACCGGCAATGCGGCCCGCGTAATACTTGTATTCGTCAAATGAACTAAGCGCGCCCGCAGAGACCGTGCTTGACAGGTCATCGATGACGGCACGCATCAGGCTTCTGGCAACCTGAGCCAATCTTGAATTGTATGTCTGCAACGCCAAATCTCCCCTTTGGCACTGTTGACGGGGTGGGGCGTGGCGGTTGAGGAGACACCACCACGCCCCGGTCGTCGGCCGACGATCCTTACTTGCGCTTCTGGATTTCCGTCTTCTCCAGACGACCCAGCGCGCTGCCCGCACCCGCATCCATATCCTCATAGGAGCGGTACACGCGGCCACCGGCCTTGCGCGGCATGGCCTCCGGCGGCATTCCCGGCATTCCCGGCGGCGGACCACCAGCGCCCATAGGCGGCATCCCCGGCGGCATTCCAGCCATAGGCACCGGAGCGGCACCCATGCCCGGAGGGGCGACGGGCAGGGGGCGCGGCCCCGGCGTCGGACCCTGCTGGGGCATCATGCCGCCCAAGCCCTGCGGTTGCGGCTGCTGGATGTTGATCGAGATGTTCGTCCGACCAGCCTTCTTCTTCAGCGCGCCGCCATGCGCCTTGGCAATGCGACCGCCGGTCGGGCGGGTGCCGCCGAGGTAATTGTACTCCTTGGACTCGGCCTTGCCGCCGCTCTTCTTGGCCTTCGGCATCATGGAGCCGCCGGGGCCACTGGTAACGTCGCCACGGCCAGCCGCAGGACCAGAGCCGGTCTTCATACGCTCAAGGCCGCGCTGATACTCGATGCGGTCAAGAGCGCGCTGCATTTCCGGCGTGACGGTATCGTACTCGCCCATCCAGCCGCCATCAGCCTTGTGCATGCGCTTCAGCGTCTGCGCCAGACGCGCCCGCTTCGCCAGCTTCGGATTGTCGCTGTGGGCAGCCTTAGCCAGCTTCTTGGCCGGGATGTTCTGGCCTTCCTTGACATGCAGCGCCTTACGCAGCGAACCGGGGTGCTTGATGGCACCCGCGATCCACTTCTCACCAGCCTTGCCGCCGTGCTTCAGCTTGATGTCTTCGTGCTTGCCGCCGTGCATGTGTTCGTCATGCTGGCGGATAGCCTTCTTGATCATCGCCTTGTCCTGCGCCGCGTCGGACTTCGCCGCGCCGCCCTTCTTCATGCCGCCCATAGGCGGACGGACGTTGGCACCGCGACCACCGTAGGGGTTCAGCATGGCGGACGGGACGGGGTTGCGAGCGCCCGTCATCATGCCGCCGTCCATCTTGTGCGTGCGACCGCCGCGCTTCATGCCGCCAACGTGGGCATCGCCGCCGGGGCGATACTGATTGGCCTTCTTGGCATTGCGGTTGATCATGTCGCTGATAATCGTGCGACCGCCGCTCTTGCGCGGCTTGCGGCCCGCGTGCTTCATGGCTTCGCCGCCCGCGCAGTAGCCGACCGCCTTGCCGCCGCGCTTGTAGGCGCGCTCGGTCAGCGGACGCATCCCGGTCTTCGCGCCAGCATTCAGCATCTCCGGCGGCGTCCACAGGGACGCATCGACCTTTTCGTGCGGCTCACCGCTCGACATCTTCTTGGCTTTCGCCTTCATAGCCGCTCGCGCGGCCTTTGCCATCTCGCTCATTGCCTTGTCACTCCTAGGAGGTTTTGTAGCGGCGTCCCGCTGCTGCTGTTTTCTTGCCATGAGACGGCGCAGCATCCGTCGCAATCTTCATTGCGTGCTTGTAGGCGGCATGCGGTTCAATGCGACCGCCATGCGCTGCCGTATGGCCCGAAAAGCCCATCGCAATGGGATCATAGATCGGCTGTTCGACGGCGGCTGCGGGTTGAGCCGCAGGCGCTGCGGCGGGTGCTGGCGCAGGCGGCGGCGTATAGGCAGGCGCGGTCGGCTGACCACCGGGATTGGCCTGCGCCATCATCTGGGCGTAAGTCGGCGCGGTGTAAGACTGCGACCGACCTTGCGGCTGACGCAGGCTCTGGAGCAATGACGACCAGAAACCGGGGTTGTAAAACGACTGACCGGCGTTGTAGCCGCCACCGTAACCGCCGTAGCCGCCGTAGCCGCTGTAACCACCGTAACCGACAGGCTGCATGCCACCCGCGCGCACGCCGCCGAGGCCGCCGCTGTATTGTGTCTGGGCGGGAATGTAGCCGGTCGCGGTTTGTGCGCCGCCAATGGCTTTGCCGTCGCGCTCGACGGAGCCGCCGCTGCGATAGCCGCCTTCTCCTTGTGGGCCGTATGCCGCTGCACCGGCAGCACCAGCCGCAACCGGGATACCAAAGTATCCGGCGCGCGAGGCACTCGGCAACGGCCTAACAGTGCCTTCCGCAGCCATGTATCCCGCCTTGGACAGGTCGTCGCGAACGCGGCGCATCTGTTCAAGGTTCATGCGCGGCAGTTTCTCTAGACCGGGGAACAAGATTTCATGTGGCTCCAGCCTGCCGCGAATGCGATCCCACAGCATCCATTGATTAGAGAACAGGCTTTGCCCTGCGCGCTTCGCGTGCTTGGCATTGGCTTCAAGGGCGCGTGTGTATGCGGGACCAATCAACTCAACCTTTTCAGGCTCCTTGCCGACCCAGTTGGTCTGGCGAAGAACTTCTGGAACGCTTGGATTGAACTCACCCGTTCTCTTGTTGCGGGTGACTGCGGCAGGCAGATTGTTGACGTAGGCCAGAACCTTATCGACAAACACGCCACGCCCACCGGGAGCGTCAAGCAACTCATCGATAGTCTTGACCTTATCGCCGCTCTTCTTGCCCGCGTTGAAGTCGGTGATGACGCCCTTTTCCCAATCCGTGCGCGTCTTCTCATCAGGAAACATATTGCGACGGAACTTGGTCGCCATGTGCCTGTCGATTGCCGAAATCGCCGCGTTCTGCGGGTCTTGCCACACACTTGCAAGTGATCCCGTCTTCGCCTTCAGGCCGCGCACCTCGTTGAGGATGCGCGTGACATGGGAGGCCCACTTCTCGCTATCCGACATTCCCTTGAATGAAGGGTCGTCTGGATTGAAGCGGAAGAAATCGGGACGATCCTTCATCTTCTGCGCGAACTCAGCAATGTCCGCGTAATTTGCGGAACCAGACGCGCCAAGACCGCCTTCAGACGCCGCGTTCACGCCAATCTTCTTGGTGATGTTCCGCGACAACTCTTGCCGCTCTTTGATCGGCGCGATCTCTCCCTTGTAATTGTACGGAACCATGTTGGCCCATACATTAAGGTCTTCCGGCCCCTTAACCATTGCACGCTGCAACGCCAACTCATTGGGCGTCAGTGGCTGGTTAGGCGAGATCATGCCAAACATCATTTGATTGGCGATCTGTTCGTTGCTCGGCCCTCCGGGTCCCGGCTGAATGGCACCAACCATGCGGTCATGGATGTACTGGTGCGTCTTCGTCGGTAGGTCGTTGGGATCAATGCCCTGCGCCTTGAGGTGCAGGAGATCGTAATAGGTGAACGGACCCTCGCCGCCGGGGATTGTGATCTCCCTGCCACTTTTCGTGATGACGGTTTGCAGAGACTTGCGCCACGCCGCTTCGTCGGTCGGGCCAAGGTTGGGTACGCCGTACTGGCGGCCAAAATCACCCCAATCCTGCCCGGACCACTCTCCCGGTTCCTTGTTCCTGAACGTAACCGGGGGAACATCCTTTTGGCCCAACGTGGCATCGACACGCATGGCAGGCGCTTCGCCTGCCTTGGCTTTTCTTGCCGCAGCGGCGGCAGGCACAACCTTGGCAGCCGTAGCGGCGGCGGTGGTTCCAACAACGGCAGGATCAATGAACGATCCACCAATCTCACCGACCAATTCACCGGGAGTATGCTGCGGCGGCTGGGCGATGCCCGCCTGAACAGCCTTCTCCTTCAGCCATTCACTGCCCATGATGGGCTTCTCAAGATTGCGCTGAACGTACTCATACGCGCCCTGCGGCAGCGCGTGAGAGGCAACCTTCAAGCCCTGCGCGGCAATATCAACCGGCGTACCCAGCAAGTTGTAGGCGTTATAGCCAACGCCGCGCGTAACATCTTCCGGCGTGATGCGGCTGGCAAAATCTTTTGCCGCCTCTAGCGTCTTGGACGGTTCGCGGAATGGATAAGTTACATACTCTGCGGCCTGCCTAGCGCGCGCCGGGATATTTGCGATGTAATCCAGCGGGCCAGATGGCTTTACCGGGGCGGCTTGATATCCTTCGCCTTGCCCCGGCTGCGGCCTATCGCGCGGGGTAATCGTGATTTCAAGAGGCGTGAAGCCTTCGGGCGGCGTTACGGCAGAAGTGGCGTCAGTCTGCGGTTCATCCGTGCCGCCAGTATCACGATGGCGGCGCAGGATGTTTAGCGCGGCCTGATAGCTTCTATCGTCGCTCATTGATCCGGTTCCTGAAGCGGCGGTTCATTGCTCTCAAGCCTGCGCCACATTTCCGGGTCCAGCAGGGATGACGCGGGGGCAAGACCAGTGGGGTCCTTGGCGATCTGCTTCGCAAAGTCTACCGCCGCAAGGCGCTCCTTGCTCTCGCGATCACGCATGCGGTTGGCCGCTTCGATGCCGTGATCGTGAGACTTCATCTCCATCTCGCGGCCTTTCTGCTGCAACTCCTGCATCTTGAGTTGCGCGTCCAGTTCCCGGTTCTGCACCTCCAGAGGGTGCATGCCGGGGCCGCCCGCCTGCGCCTTTGCCATGTCGGCCTGCGCCTTTGCCATGCCAATCTGGCCTTGCTGCTGGACCTGTTGGGCCTTGGTCCGCGCATCCATCGTCTTGGCGTCCGCAACCTGCTTGGCGATCTTGAGTTCCTCCATCGCCTTCTGCATCTCAGGCGGCATCTTGCCCTGTGCGTTAGGCGGCGCGAAGAACTGCTCCGGGTTATTCCAGCCAATGGCCCTCAGCGCCGCCGTGTCGATGGCAATAGGGTCATACAGCCCCGGCTGCGCCGCCTGTAGCTGCTTCAACGCCATGACCTTGACGATGCGCTGCGTATGAGACGCCGTGTTGGGATCAGCCTGCGGGATCAACTCATACATATCGATAGCGCGCAGGAACGTATCCTCATCCCACGAATATGCCGCGTGCCTGTTGCGCTGCCAGAACGATTCGGGGTTCTCGCGGAAGCACTTCAGGATCAATTGAAACTCTTCCGCCTGCGCGGCGTGCATGCGCTTATGGACGGCATTCAGTATCTTCTGAGCCTGTTCGATCAGCGCCAGCGTAGTGCCGACCGGCGCGTCCTGCTTGCCCTCGCCTACGGCCTGTTCCGCCGTGCCGCCGACGCGCATGCCCGTCTGCGCCATGTTCTCGACCAGCGCCATCAGCGCCTGAGACGGCTCCTTGTACGGCAGCGGCATGATCGCCTGATTGATCGGCTGGCCGCCGGTCTTGACCAGCGCGCCGCCGCCGGGAGGCACGCGGAAGATGTTCGTGTTCTGCCTGCCTCCCGTATCCGAGAACAGGAAGCCGGGGAAGTTGGCGTACATGCCCGCGTCCAGCAACTCACGCCACGCCGCCGTGATGGCGTTGGTGGTGTTGCCGAGAATGTGGAGCAAACCAATCCCGTAGAAACCAAGGCCGGGGATGAAGAGGTACGGCACGAACACCGCGCGGGCTTCCGGCAGTTCCTTCGTATCCTCATCGTAGTTGCGGACGATGGAGAGTATCTTGCGGCTGCTTACGTCAATGGTGACGCGATACGGCACATCAAGGCCGCTCTCCTTGCCCTTCCACTTGTGTTCATAGCCCGCGACGTTGAGTTCGCAGTAGCATTCGTAGATTTCGCGGTCGCGATCTTCGGGACGCCCCGGCTCCGGCTCAATACCCTGTTGCGCTTTCTTTTCGCGCTGGACGCTATCAAGGTCTTGAGGCTTCGCCGTGGAGAGTTCGATATCACGGTAGACGCCAAGTATCTGCAACCGCTTGACCGTCGAGGGCCGCATCATCACGCGATGCGTGACGCGCTTGGCGCTGCGGATGTCGGTAGCGGCGTTGTTCACGATCAGGTCGTCAGCATCAACCATCTCGCTGACCGGCCTGTTACGCAGCGGGCAGTAGTAGACCTTCTTGAACGAGATGCCGCCGAAGCCCAGCATCAGCAGCATGCGGTCGGTGTCGGGGTAGTACTCTGTCGCCACTGCCGTCAGGTAGTGGTTCATGTCGCGCTCTAGCGCCTCTGCCATCTGATCCGTCTGATAGCTGGCAGTGTTGCTATCGACCCTGATCTTCACCGGCCCGTCAGTCGGCAGGAGTTCGCTGCGCGCGTTCGCCTGAAAGCGCAGCACCGCCTCCAGCAGAAGCGGATGGCGCACGCGGTTCATGCCTTCGACCGGCGCACCCTCGGCGCTGCCGCCCAGCCCCGGTATCTCGATCTTGAGGCCCAGCAGCTTCAAGCCGTTGGCGCGGTCCTCGATCCAATCCTTGCGGCTCTCAATGTCGTCACTGATGCCGCGCAGCAGGTCGTCGGCAATGCGGCCAAGTTCCAGATCGTCAATCTCGTCAACGAGGTTGTCGAACCAGCCCGCAGGCCCTTCCGCCTTGCTGGCCTTCTCAAGCGGGCTGCCATCGACCGAAATGGTGATCGAGCCGTCAGCATGTTCAATCTTCAGAAGGTTTCCCTTGTCGTCAAATTGCGGCTGATCGACCGCGTCATTGACCTCTTCAATGACGACATTACTCGCGTCGGGAAGCGGCTCCGCTTCCGGCTCGACAAGACGTAGGTTGGGGACCAGCCCCGGCGTCAATGGCATACGTCAAGACCCTCTGGATGCGGCATGATAGCACAAGCCGCACAGAGGGGTACAGACCGGCCCTAGATATCGTACAGGGGCTTCAGAGGACCGCCGCGATGGCGCATGTTGTCCTGCATTTCCGCCATATGCTCGGCAGACCGCACCAGCAGGCCCAGATCGCGCAGATGGCGTAATGCCATGCTGACGGTGTCGCAATTATGAACCAAGACACCGTTTGCGTAGTAGCAGTGCGCTCTCTCAACTGTCAGATTGTAAACGCGCTGCGTAGTGTGGGTGGCACTTACGGACAATACCGCGCTTGAAGCGTGACCGTTTCTCATTGCACCGCGCGGTGCAAAAAAGGGCCTTGTCGCTCTTTGCAACAAACGCTTCACCGCACCAAAGACAATTTTTGTCGTGCCTACTTTTGCTATAGGGCTTTGGCGCTCCTTCTGCGCGAATTGATGTGTATGCGTTTTGACGATGCCACGCGCGGCCCTCTTCGCTGCGGTGCCACTCCGCAGCTTTTGTTCTGATCCTAGCAAGATGCTCGCGTTGCTTGATGGATTTTCCACGCTGAACATAGTCAGCGTTGTGGCGCTTCCTGTGTTCGCCACGCGGCAAGCATTCCAAGTTCTCAATGGAATTGTTGCCCGTGTTGCCATCGATGTGATGCACTTGCCAGCCTTGCGGGATGGGGCCTTTGTGAAACTCCCAAACGTCGCGGTGCAAGCGAGCGCCAGCCCGTGCAAAATAACGCCTGTGCGCTTGGTTACTGGATTGAGGATAGCGATTGTATTTGCGGCCATTGAAGACAACGCTTTCGACTTCAACGGTTTGAGAAGGCTTGAACACCATGAAACATCTTTTCCTGAACACAGTGTCTCAAGCATATCATTTGGACGCAGCGACTCAAGCGGCTTCCACTCGTTATTTGTCCAAACAGGATGGTTTCTAGTACCCAAAAGTTCTCCGCGCTGATGTTGCATGCGCCATATTTCATGCTCTCCCGTGCATGCAACAGCCGCAACGCGCGACGGCCCTATTGGCGTCTCGACTATATCGCCAACGCGCAATTGATCGATGCGGCGCTCTTCACCGCTCGCCAACGCAATCATGGTGTCGCCCACGAAGCACAAATCATCATGCACCGCTTTCGGGAACGTGCCGCACTGGGTGATCACCTGATCCGCCCATGAGCGGTCGGGAGCATAGATCAAGCCTTCCGCGAACAGGTGCTGGATGCTGTACAGCCTCGCCATCTTGTCGAACGCGCCGGGGTTGATTAACTGCACGGCGAAGTCTTCGTGGCTGTAAAGTCGCCTGATCTCCTGCGCCACGCTGTGGCCCGCCGCCTTATCCTCCACCAGCAGCTTGTCCACCTTCATGGCTTTGCAGGTCTCGGCAACCTTCTTCACCAGATCGTGGAGTTCCAGACGCTCCTGCCATGCGTGCATCAGCATCACACGCGCATGCTGCTGGCCGTACTCGCGCGGCGTTGTCTCCGTGACCTCGCCGTCCCGCGCAATCTGCTTCGTCGCCTGCGCGACAACATCACCGCTGAAGACGCCCCAGACGGTCAACGCCGAGTAATCGTTTTCAGTCTTCGTTGTGTAGGCCGTATCGAGGCTGGCGACGACAAAGTCCATCAGCGGATACGCCGCGTCGGGCCACGCTTCCCACCACTCGCGCTTGATAATGCCGCCGCCCGCAGGCTCCGGGCGCTGCTGAAGCTGACCCGCCGAGTTGGACGATGCCAGCCCCCAGACAACGTAGTTCCCGGTCGTTGTGGTCAGGCCATAAACGGTCGCGCGACCAGCGGGAACAATTGAAACGACACGTTCCCGCTGTTGTATAAAATTGGCCCTATAAGCCGCGCTTATGATTCGGTCACGCCATTTGGTTGGCTGCACGATATGCAGGAAACGCTGCAACACCGGCAGACCGCCGCCCTTGATCCGGTACGTTCTGTATCCGTAGCAGGGTGCATCCTTGTTGGGCTTGCGCTCATCTTCGGTATAGGACCACTCGAAACCAAACTTTGTCAGCAGCCTCTCCAGCTTCTCGCACAATGGCAAGTTGCGCCCTGCGCCCTGATAGAAGCAGATCGTGTGTCCCGTCTTATCGGAAGCATTCTTCCTGCGCTGTTGCGTCACCGATCCTTCGCCGTCGAAGAACCCAGACAGCCATCCTGCATCGCGCAAGTCTTCGTCAGACAACACTGGCAACTCAGGATCGCACACTCTGGCAAGGCTGCTCCGCAACGTGGCAGGCATGTACATTTCACGCGACGGGCCGCGATCCTTTGTGAACCACTTATGATCCGGCGTGCAGCGTATCTTGCGGCCACCGTCGAGCGTGATCTCTACAATGTCTGCCACATACTGATGCACCTCTGTCACCGTCGCTGGCGTCAGAGAATGACGGCTAAATGCGGCATCTTGCGCCAATGCGTTCTTGGAAAAACCGACAACTTCATCACCGGCTCTGACCTGATCCAATCTCTTCATGGATAGGTCCGCCATCAGGATTGGCGCTTCGCCGGGGTTGCACTTCCACGGCCCCAGCCGCTTCTCCAGCGTCGTCACCTGCGCGTCGTCAAAGCGATCCGGCCACAGCAACTCTCCCGGCACCGCACGCGGGTCTTCCCAGCCAATGCTGCTAGTGAAGCTGCGCTCCGGTTCGTACCGCATTGGCAGGCACAAGTGCGTCCAGCCAGTGTCGGTCTCCAGAATGTGGCCGGTCAGGTCTTGCTCTCCCAGACGCTGTTGGATCACGATGAACGCGCCGTTCTTGCTATCGTTCAAGCGGGTGGACATCGTTCCATCCCACCACTCGGTGCAAGCCTCGATCATGGCGCGGGAGAGCGCCTCGTTCGCCGCGTTAGGGTCGTCCACCACAACGATGTTGCCGCCTTCGCCGGTCACTCGCGCATCGACCGCCGTGATCAGGCGTTCGCCGCGCTGGCTGTTCTGAAAGCGTCCCTTCGTGTTCTGATCGCCCACAAGGGTAAAACGGTCGCCCCAGAGCGTCCTGTACCACGGCGACTCGATCAGGCGTCGGCACTTGACGCTATCGCGCATGGCAAGGCTCAAGGCGTAGGACGCATGCAGCAGGGGAACGGTCGGCCCGGATGTCGGACTATCGTAACGCTGCGCCCAGACCCATGCAGGGAACGCCACGCTGCATATCGTACTCTTACCCATACGCGGTGGAATGTTGATGCACAGCTTCTTGATGTCGCCGTCCACCACAGCCTGCAAGTGATCGGCAATCGCCTCCAGCGGCCATCCGGGCGTGAATGGCGACGGATCGATATAACGCCACGCATATTCCAAGAACGTGTAGAGGCTATCCTCGCAATCGACGCGGTCGAGTTCGCGCAACGTCTCCTCTGGCGAGATACGCTCGCCATTGAACACGATGTCATGGAATGCGGAAGACATGGTTACCAACGACAGATGACGAAGCGCATCCCGGCATGATCCCAGACCACTGAGCGATTGCGCCGCTTCTGGAACGACCACGAACAGCGCGATGGCGTGTTGCTTCTCACCGTATGTTTTATGTCCTGCGACATCCAGTAATGGTCGAAGCGGCTCTGCCTGATCTCGGCGTCGGTCATTT